GGACTTATTTATACACCAGTACATTTAACAGTAGGCGAAGAACCCGAAATTTTCAAAAGGAATAAGTATGGAGGTAGATGGGGTCGTGTATTTAAATGGAAGAAGAGTGACGAAAACAGTATTGATTTTCAGGTAGAATTTGCGAAAAATCCAAATGGAGAATATATTGATAAGGTTTTTATGGAAGATATGAAGAAATATAGAAAAGTATATTTGAAAGTTGCGTATGATAAGAAGAATATGTTAGTGAATAGGGCAAAAATAGTGAATGAAAATCCAAATTATTTGGAGGGTTATAATTCTATTTTATTTGAACCAACAACTAATTTTATTCCTAGAACTTTCGAATGTTATTTAGAAATAACAAATAACGGAGGTTTAGTATGTAAAAGTAATGGAAATGTCGGAGATGTTATTAAAGACAATTCCATTATAGAATTCTATTACGATTATGATTCTAAATTAGAAGTTAACAAGGACCCGCGATTTAGATGGGTTCCTATGAGAAAAAGAGATAGTGCTGTTCCGAATTCATTCGAAACAGCCAATAATATTTGGAATACTATTTTCGAACCTATTAGTGAAACTAGTATATGTACTGGTAGACATTTGAGGGAATCAAAAAGCGAATATTATTCAGGAGATAAAAAGGAAAAAAATATCTTCAAAAGTTTCCATAATCTATTAAAGAAATCATTACTTCATAATGCCATTACTCCAGCAGCAACCTTATTAGATATTGGAACCGGTGAATGCGGAGACTTACATAAATGGTTAAGTTCCGATTTATCATATGTTGTTGGTATAGAACATAATAATTACAATATTAATAATAATATTAATGGCGGATTTAAGAGAATAATACAAGCAATGACTAATGAGAGATATCAAGATAAGGAATTAGTTAAAAATATCTTCTTATTATGGGGAGATGGAGGTAAGAATATCTTAGATGGTTCATGTGGTATGGATAAATTGAATAAATTTTATATGGATGTCTTATGGGGTAATCCTATAGATAGAGAAATGAAATATTTATTACGAAATCCCAAATTGAAGGATAATGTAGGAAGATTTAAAGGAGGATTTAATATTGTTAGTTGTCAATTCTGTATGCATTATTTCTTTAAAAATAAGACAACCTTAAAGGAATTTTTGATAAATATTAGTCAAAATCTAATGATAGGTGGCAAATTTATAGCTACTTGTTTTGACGGAAGAAAAATATTTAAGATATTGGAAGGAAAACAAGAAATTGAACAGAAAAATGAACAAGGTAAAGTTATCTGGAAAATAGAGAAAAAATACAGAGAAAAACAATTACCCAAAGATGAAACTTCATTAGGTTTATCGGTAGGTGTTTATGTTAATACCTTTAATAATATGGAAGACGAATATTTAGTAAATATTGAATATTTAGAGAAAATATTACCGGAATTCGGTTTAGAACTGGAATTATGTGAACCATTTGAAAAACATTATAATGAATTTAAAGCAAATGGAACATTAGAAGACGAATTATCGTCAGAATCGAAACAGTTCAGTTTCCTCAATATGACTTTAACAATTGTTAAAAAAAAACTTTATGAACAAACTGGAGGAGGGGAAGAACAAGTTGACGTGGAAAGGTTTTTATCCAACAAAAATGTTTTAGATACAGACGAAACAGAAGATTACGGATTAAAAATATTAGATGATGACGAAGAAGATGACAATGATGATGACAATGACGAAGATAATGAAGAAGATTCTAATTATGATATTAAAAAGGAAATGAAAACACTTGATTTGGGACCTACTGAACCTATAAAAGAAGAATTAAATATAAAAGAAGAATTAAGCAAACCTAATTTAGTAGGTGGAGCAGAAGAAGATATTGATTTGGGAAATGACGAATTAAATGAAATTGATTTAAAACCTGTAAGTTTAGATTTAAATGGTACCGAAGGTACAGAAGGTACAGAAGGTTTGGAGGAAATCCAATTAAAACCGCAAGATAAAGGAGGTTTGGAGGAAGTCCAATTTAAAACAGAAGGTTTAAATGAAGTAGAATTAAAACCTCAAGAAAAAGGAGGTTTGGAGGAAGTCCAATTTAAAACAGAAGGTTTAAATGAAGTACAATTAAAAACAGAAGGTTTAAATGAAGTACAATTAAAAACAGAAGGTTTAAATGAAGTACAATTAAAAACAGAAGGTTTAAATGAAGTACAATTAAAACCTCAAGAAAAAGGAGGTTTGGAGGAAGTTCAATTTAAAACAGAAGGTTTAAATGAAGTACAATTAAAACCACAACAAGTCAGTGGATTAAATGAAGTACAATTAAAACCACAACAAGTCAGCGGATTAAATGAAGTACAATTAAAACCTCAAGAAAATGAAGCAAGACCAATAGTTGCTCCTAATGTTAAAGTAATAAAAATTAGTGCCGACCAAGGAACATTAAATATGATAAATAAGTAATAAAATTATTGATTTAAAATAATAATTATAAATATAATTAAGTCTTTTTATTTTATAATGAATGGTAGATTATTAAAGTTAGATATAGAAGAGAAAGTATATATGAATATAAATGTTATAAGAGATATTAATATGGATTATAAAATATTAAATAATGAAAACTATAGAGATTTACAAGAGCATAAAAATAAGATTATAAATTCTAAAGAATGGGATAAATATAAAAAATATGCGAATGAGTATGAATTAATCCATATTCCAAATAAAAAATCAACAGCAGAATCCATTGCTTTATATAATCCTCTTAGTAGGTCTTATTTTAAAATGATAGAGATGATTTATGACTTTAATTTGTTAGATATAGAAGATGAATCTTTTAAATCAGCTCATTTGGCAGAAGGTCCGGGTGGATTTATAGAAGCGGTTTATAATGCCAGTCATAAAATAGGTTTTAAATATTATTCATATTATGGTATAACTTTAAAATCACATAGTAATGATATTCCTGGGTGGTGTAATTCAAATAATTTAAATAATTGTAAGAATGTTAATTTATCTTATGGTTTAGATAATACAGGTTCTTTATATAATTATAAAAATATAATTGATTTTGTGAATAAAATTGGTATAGGGACGTGTAATTTAGTGACAGGTGACGGGGGATTTGATTTTTCTTCGGATTTCAACAAACAAGAACAAACCTCATTTAGACTAATATTCTGCGAGATAGTTACTGCTTTATTATTACAAAAAGTAAATGGTAATTTAGTATGTAAATTTTTTGACTTATATACATTTATGACTATTAAACTCTTATATTTTGTAGGGTGTTTTTATGAAGAACTTTATATCTTTAAACCATATACAAGTAGACCAGGGAATGCTGAAAAATATATAATCGCAAAGGGATTTAGAGGAATTGATTATAGATATTTAGAAAAATTATTGGATGTAATAAAAATGTGGGAAGATAATGATATAAGTGCTAATAATATAAGTGCTAATAAAGCAAATGACGAAATATATATCAATGATATATTTGATACGAAAATTCCACCAAGTTTTATAAAACAAATAAGAAATTTTAATATTGCTAATTCAAAATTACAAATTAAAACTATTAAATTTACAATAGATTTATTGGAAAAGAAAAAAGATTTAAGTGAAATAAATAAAATAGTTGAAAAACAAGTTAAGAAGGCTACGGATTGGTGTAAGAAATATGGCGAGGAATTAAACGAAAAAAGTCATTTTATTTCAAGGTATTATATTAATCGATATTGAAAAACCTATTAATGAAAAGTATGTTCTTTACATTTATAATTTTATTTTATTCTCATTAAAGGGACAATTCTTCTTCATCGGGTTTGGGTTTACAAACATAATTTTCCTTTATATTTTCTAATAATTCGTTTACCGTAGTTAAATCATGCTTTGCTTTATCTATAAACATATTTATATCAGGTGGTTCTTCATTAATATTTATATCAGGTGGTCCTTCATTATATGCTGGTGGTGCATTATTACTATAGGTGCTCCCCCCCTCATTTTTTTTTTAGTTAATTTCTTTGAATTATTTTTTCTACTTTTTTTCATTTATATATTATATTTAGAAAATTATTTTTCCAAATTCGGTTTAACAATATTATCAACTAATTCTTGTCCTACCGTAACAGAAGCTTCGTGAGATGTTACTTTTTTCTTTCTAATTTCATTCTGCATTTTAAGCATAAATCTTAATCTTTCTGTTTCTAAAGAGTTATTACAAGTTTTTTCATAAATAGTAGGAAATTCTTCTTTTAATTTATGGAAATCTCTATCTAATTTCATTTGAAATTTTCTTTCATTTAGGTTTGTATCTATTTCTTTATTTTTATGTTTCTTAAGTAAATCTTTTATTTTAAGAACATCTACCATTATATATTCAGTATCAGGCATATCCTCTGGGTTAATTTCATCTGGTTGAGCGTTTTGAAATTGATCTAAATTAACATTCATTTTATATATTTCTATAGATTATTTATTTTAAATAAGTTAAACATAAAAAAAAATATATTTAATATAATATATGAATCAAAATAATATTAATAATCAAATTGGAAACAGAATTGAAAAGAATGCGAATAATTTAGCTAATAATGTAAATGGAAATAATAATATAAATAGAAATAATAATATAAATAGAAATAATTTAGCAAATGCTGTTATTGCTTCAAATACTGTAGAAAATTTAAATAAAGAATTAAATAATAATCAGAATATTGTCAAAGTTGTCAATGAAAATTACCCTGTTGATAAGAATTCGGAAGTTCCACATATAGAAAGGTGGAATAGTCACGATACTAGAGCACCTTCTCCAGTTCCTAATGGAGGATTATTTGGAGGTCCTCAAGCTATGGGAGAATATGCGTCTATTCATGTCACACCTACGGCAACTAATATGATAAATAATAATTTAAGAAGTGCCAATCCACCACCTATGGCAACAGAACAATATCCCGGAACCAACCGTTTAGGAAATAATTATATTGCGATGCCTGGTGTATACTGGTATAGTGATACTCACCCAGTTAATAAAGGACCTTATACTATGAAAGTTACTGATCCAACTAGAGAATATTAAATATAATAGAATATAGTATAAAATTTGTTTATTCAGTATTAATTTATCATTTAAAATTAAAAATTAAAATTAAAATAGTAAAGTATTTTAATTTTAATTATGGGTTTAGTCCAATCGCACCTAAATAAAAAAAAAAATAAAGCAATAGAAGAAATTGATACATTAAATAAATCTATAGAATTTTTAGGTCACCATAAGAAAATGTGTGATTTAGATATAGATAATAGAATAAAAAGAAAAGAAAAGTTAGATAATGAAATAGAAAAATGTAAACACGAATATGGAAAATATGTAAGTTTAGACTGTAAAATATGTTTTGATAATCTCATTGAAACTATATTAGTACCTTGTGGACATTGTTATTGTAATAATTGTTCTAATAATATGGAAACTTGCTATATATGTCAGCAAAAAATAGTTTCTAAATATAAGATTTATAAAGACTAATTGATAATAAATTATCTTATATGTAAAATTGATAATAAATTATCTTATATGTAAAATTGATAATAAATTATCTTATATGTAAAATTGATAATAAATTATCTTATATGTAAAATTGATAATAAATT